CGAATTCTGCTTGCCCCAGCGTAACCTCTACGGTGGTGAATACGAGGGCAAAAGCCCCGGCCAAAAAAAGATGGCACGGGTGTTTGACTCGACCGCAATCAACTCTATCCAACGGTTTGCGAACCGGATGCAGTCTGGTGTCTTCCCGCCACAGCGCAAGTGGTGCCGCCTAGAGCCGGGTCCTGATATTCCAGAGGACCGTCGCTACGAAGCGCAGGTTGCACTCGACCAGTACACAGAGAAGATGTTCGCTGCCCTAAAGCAGTCGAACTTCGATATGGTCATTGGCGAGTTTTTGCTGGACCTGTCCATCGGTACCGCTGTCATGATGGTGCAGCCGGGCGATGATGACAATCCGATCAACTTTACCCCTGTGCCACAGTTCTTGGTGAGCTACGAGGAAGGTGCGAACGGTCAGGTAGACAATGTTTACCGCATGATGCGTATCAAAGGCGAGGCCGTCTTCCAGCAATGGAAGGGCGCGAAGGTTACAGGCGACCTTGCCCGGATGATTCAAGATAAGCCGACTGATGACTTTGACTTTGTTGAAGCTACCATCTACGACTATCGCCGTGGCGAATACCACTACTGCGTGATCCACGAACAATCAAAGCAGAAGATTTATGAGCGCCTGCTAAAGCGTAGCCCGTGGGTCGTTAGCCGTTACATGAAGGTGGCCGGTGAAATCTATGGCCGTGGTCCTGCGATTACCGCGCTGCCTGACATCAAGACACTGAACAAAACACTGGAACTCCTGCTAAAGAACGCATCACTGGCAATCAGTGGCGTGTACACAGCAGCCGATGATGGCGTGTTGAATCCGCAGACAGTGAAGATTATCCCCGGTGCGGTTATACCTGTGGCGAGAAACGGTGGTCCGCAAGGCGAGTCTCTCAAAGCATTGCCCCGTGCTGGGGATTTCAACGTCAGCCAGATCGTTATCAATGATCTGCGTCAAAGCATCAAGCGTACCCTGCTAGATGAGTCACTGCCACCGGACAATATGTCGGCAAGATCGGCCACCGAAGTCGTTGAGCGCATGAAAGAGCTGTCGCAAAACCTTGGCTCTGCCTTCGGACGCTTGATTAACGAAACCATGATTCCTTTGGTATCCAAAATCCTTGAGGTGATGGATGAAAAAGGCTTGATCGTAATGCCGTTAAAGGTCAACGGTATGCAAGTCAAGGTGTCGCCAGTAGCTCCGCTGGCAATGGCACAGAACATGGAAGAGATCAGTAACATCATGCAGTTTAAGCAGCTTGCCGAAGCGTTTGGTCCTGAAGGCCAGATGGCATTGAACAACGGTGAGACAGTCGATTACATCGGTGACAAGTTGGGTGTACCTGCCACACTGCGGATGAGTTCGATTGAACGCCAGCAGGCAATGGCGCAGCAGGCACAGATTGCCGCAGCAATGGCTGAACAGCAAGGTATGGTGCCAGCCGGTGCGACGCAAGTAGTAGAGCAAGCATCGGGTGAAATGGAAGAGGGGATGATGTAATGGACTACGGCAAGCGACCAGACGGTAGCCCAAAGGGCAAAGGATTCTTCGGTGAAATCCCACGCCCAGACGGCAATGTGATGACCGAGGTTAGCATTGGCGTAGGTTTAAACGGCAAGGAAACGCTGATCCCCTTGATCGTCCCAACACTAACTAAGCAGGAGTTGGATTACTTGCGTAAGAGCAATGTTGATTCACCTGACTTTATGAAGAACATACCACCATCGATCATCGACAAGGCGGTTGATTATGCGGCAGGGAGAGTCAAACAGAACAAATCTCCCTTTGCTGATTCCACGGAGAAGTTTAGTTTGCCAACAAAATAGGGAGAGTTATGGCTGGGTGGGATGATTTAGAAGCAATTCCTACAGTCGATGCGGCTGAAGTTATATCAAAAAGAGAAGAACTAGACCGCTTAGTGCAGCGTGTGTTTGGCACTGAGGACGGTAAAAAATTGCTGCAATGGATGCGAGAAGCTTACCTTGAGAATCCATCGTGGCAACCCGGTGCGGATAACAGTTATGGCTACTGGCGCGAAGGTCAGAACGCCGTTATCCGCGATCTTGAAGCTCGAATAAGGAGAGCCTTGCAATGACAGACACAGCAGATACTGGTGGCCTTCTCGCTGGCGAATCGATTGATTCCGCTGACGAGGCGACAACCCCGGAGGCTGGTGTAAGTGTTCCACATATTGACCAACCAACATCCCAAAACCTGTCCACTGAGATCGATGACGATCCACTAGAGCGGCCAGACTATTGGCCCGAGAAGTTCTGGGTCAAAGACAAGAACGAACCCGACCTCGAAGGGCTGGCAAAATCCTACTCGGAACTGGAGAAAAAGTTTCGTGCAGGAAAGCATAAGGCTCCCGAAGGCGGCAAATACGATACTTCCGTGCTGGGCGAGGACATCTCCGATGATCCTTTGGCAAGTGCTTATGTGGGCTGGGCGGCTAAATACGGTCTAAGCCAAGAAGCATTTGACGAAATGGCAAGTCAGTTTGGCGAGATCATGGGCGCTCAGTCCGAGATGACCCAGCAAAATGCCGAGCGGGAACGAGCATTACTGGGTCCTAAAGCCGATGCCATCATCCAAGGCCATGCCCAGTGGGCAAGAGGGCTGGTGCAAAAGGGTATCTGGTCTGCGGACGACTTCGAAGAGTTTAAGGTCTGGGGCGGCACAGCCAAAGGTCTTAACGCTTTGACAAAACTTCGTGAGGCTTATGAAGGCCGGGTTCCTGTAGAATCCGTTCCTCTTGAGGGTGCGCCTAGCAAGGACGAACTCTACGAGATGGTAGGTCGCCCAGAGTACAAGACCGATCCACAATATCGGCGCAAAGTCGAAAAGCTTTTTCAGCAGGCGTTTGGCAGCTAACCTCCTCCTTCGTGGAGACTTCCCCGCTTCGGCGGGGTTTTTTATTTGCAATTTCCAAAAATGTAGTGTATAAGCTTGTCACAAGGACAACCCTTGTGGCCCTTTATGGAGGTGAACCTTCCCGCATCGGCGTGGCGTAAACGCAAGTCGCGGCCCAGTAAATCTGGATAACCAAGGCAAAGAGTGTTTTTTTAACTTTTTGACGAGGTAATAATATGGCAATCTCAGTATCTAATGCCTTTGTTACCCTGTTCGATGCCGAAGTTAAGCAGGCTTATCAAGGCGAAAGCGCCCTGCGTAACACGGTTCGTCTTCGTACAGGTGTAGAGGCTGCAACCCACAAGTTCCCAAAAATCGGTCGTGGTGTCGCTAATGTTCGCGTTCCGCAAACTGACGTTACCCCACTGAATGTAACCTACTCGCAAGTTACTTGCACCCTGTCGGATTACATTGCTGCCGAATACTCGGACATCTTCAACCAAGCTAAGATCAACTTTGACGAGCGTCAAGAACTCGTTCAGGTTGTGTCGAAAGCTATTGCTCGTCGTCAAGACCAGTTGATTCTCGACTCCCTGACGAACTCCGGTACTTCCCTGACAGTTGCTTCCAGCGTTGGTGGTGCAAACACCAACATGAATCTGGACAAGCTGCTGGCAGCTAAGAAGGCATTGGATGCCAAGAACGTCCCTCCGACTGACCGCTTCATCATCATCCACGCTAACAACCTCGCGTCGTTGCTGGACGAGACAGAAGTGAAATCGTCTGACTTCAACACCGTCAAGGCACTGGTGGCTGGTCAGCTTGATACCTATCTGGGCTTCAAGTTCATCACCATTGGCGACCGCGATGAAGGTGGTCTGGCAATTTCGTCGGGTGACCGTAAAGTGTACGCATACCACAAGCAAGCAGTGGGTATGGCCGAAGGTATGGGCCTGACCACTCGCATCGATTACATCGCAGAGAAGACTTCGTATCTGGTTGCTTCGATGTTCTCGGCTGGTGCTGTGGCTATCGACGCTGAAGGCATCGTGGAAATCACCTGCGATGAAAACGGCGCGTAAAGGAGAGTAATCATGGCATTTTCAAGCACTGGTTTTGTAACCGTATGCGCTGCCAAATCTGGCAATGCACCATCAATGTATCTGTACAAAACAACAGATACCCAAGCCACGGTTAACACTGTGAGCTACTTTGACAGCATCGCATCGCTGTTAAAAGTCGGCGACATTATTTTTGTCTATGACGCTACTACCCCCAGCCTAGTGTTGACTTACGTCAACGCTGTGTCTTCAGCTGGAGTGGTTGACATTGCTGACGGTACGACTGTTTCGGCAACTGATACGGACTAACCCGTAGTTACGCAGTATAGGGCTAGTTCTGGGGAGACTTAGGACTAGCCCTTTATTACATGAGAGGTTGTTATGGCAGCAGGCGATACATCAATTCGAATCTGTTCTGATGCGCTATTGCTGATCGGAGCAAAGCCTATTTCGTCATTCAGTGAAGGTACAGACGCAGCCAACATTTGCGACCGTATCTATCCCAACGTCCGCGATTCACTGCTACAGCAATATCCGTGGGCTTTCTCATTCAAAAAAGTCTCACTATCCCAGATTCTTACTACCCCAATCAATGAATGGCGGTACGCTTATCAGCTTCCTGCGGATCGTATTGGCCCACCCCGTGCTGCATTTACCAGCACCGCTGTCGGTGAGCGCCCGTTCCAGCAATGGGAGCTTTATGAAGACAAGCTATTAACTAACTCGACAACAATAGTTGTTGACTATCAGTTCTCGGTACCTGAAAACAAGATGCCGGTGTACTTCGTTCAGTTGCTGAAGTACATGATGGCATGGCATTTGGCAGAGCCGCTGACCGATCAGGCCAGCAAGGCACAGTATTGGCAAGGTGTTGCGGTTGGCGCTCCGTCTGAAAATGGCCGTGGTGGCTACTTTCGCATTGCCGCCAACATCGAAGGCCAAGGCCAGCCACCGCAGTCGATTGAAGATTACAGCCTAATTGCTGTGAGGTATTGATGACACGCTTCATCAACATTCAGACCAACTTTACTTCGGGTGAGATTGACCCGTTGCTCCGTGCGCGTATTGACCTAAAGCAATACGAGAATGCCTGCGAGAAGTTGACGAATGTTATTGTGCAGCCACAGGGCGGTGTGAAGCGTCGTTCAGGCTTAAAGTACATTGCAGAGATTGCTAATGCCTCGTCTGGCGCACGGCTAGTTCCGTTTGAGTTTTCGGTAACGGACAGCTATATGCTGTGCTTTACCAATAACCAGATGGCTGTCTTTAAGGATGGCGTACTGATTACGAACATCAATGCGTCTGGCAACGATTATCTAAGCACCAGTGGCGTTGGCTTGACAGGTTCTCGCTTAAACACCATCTGCTACACGCAGTCAGCAGATACCATGATTATTGTCCACCCGGACGTTGCCCCAGTTAAATTAGTGCGTGGTGCCAATGATGCGTCTTGGACAATATCTACGATCACTTTTGATTCGATCCCGTTTTACGCATTTACTCAGACCTTTACGAATCCTGCTGCGACGCTTACCCCTGATAAGACTTCTGGGACGGTTAAGGTTACGGCATCCGCTTCGGTGTTTACGTCTGGCAGCGTCGGGCAATACATCAATGCTACGCCGCAGGGACGGTTAAGGATAACGTCCTATGATTCTGGCACGGTGGTACGCGGAATTACTGAGATTCCCTTCTTTGATACAAACGCCATTGCCAGTGGTTCATGGGAAGTCGAAGGCGGCTACGAAGCTGTTTGGTCTAGCACTAAGGGCTGGCCGAGAACCGTCACTTTCCACGAAGGACGATTGTACTTTGGCGGCAGTAAGTCCAGAGTGTCAACGATCTGGGGCAGCAAGGTAGGTTTGTTCTTCGACTTTAGACCGGACAGTGGATATGAAGACGATGCGCTTGAGGCAACTCTGGACACGAACCAG